GCTTATCTACCGGTCCCCACTTAAAAACGCCTGCAATTGCGGCATCGGTCGTGGCTACGGCAGGGATTACAGTAGTCAGATCGATCTCTGTAACATTAACGCCTGGGCTTAATTGAAAAGGCATAAATTTATCTCCCTTATATTTTTTTAATTATGTAAGCGTACATTTATTTATAACAAACAGCATTTCTATATTACATCAGCCACGAGTAATCATTTCCTCTGGTCGTGATCGGTTGAGGATCTTCGAATTCTTTCTGACCGTCATCAATGAATCCAAATGGTACCAACTCACTAAATACTTTTTCTTCATTCATTTCTTTTAGGTTTATAACCGTATTTATATCAGTCAATTCTTTGAAAAATCTTTGATTAGATAGCCAACCAAATAACACTAAACACATGACTAAATCATCATGATTTCCAGGTTCCGCTTCGTAAGAAGTTCCTTTTTGACTGAATGTAGAGAATTCTCTAATAGTTTCGAAATCATTAATTATAATTTGATTTTGTTCTACGAGTAATTTAATCATAGAACAACCTATTGATTTGACTGATTTAGTAGTACGAATACCTTTATCTGCTCTACCATTAAAACCTGCTACACCTGATAAAAGACGTTTGCCTTCTCGACCATTATTTTCGGTGAGTAGCATGTTTTCATATTCATATTCTTCGAATACAATACCGGCCACTTGTTCCCCGATATCGTTTACTTCGACTAGTATATTAGCATTATTATAATATTTTGCTGCGGCGTGTACAGCAGATGCGTAATCTACAGGTGTAATCATATTATTACGGTATGCACCTACCTGTACATATGGCATCTGTGAGATATCGATGACTTGGAAAGCTGAGTAATCAAGGCCCTTGCCTCTACTTACATCTACAACTATGACATAATTACCATTTTCTTTTGGTTCTTCATATACTATTATACCGCCTACTTCTTTTATCGGTTCTTTATATACGAGTTGTTTGAGTTTCCAGCCTGATATTAATGTGCCAGATGATCCGAGGAATTCACACTCCATTTCCTGAGCGAATTTCTCTGTGTCAAAATCCATTGCTGCGAGTGTTTCTTCTCGCCATTTATCATCTCGTCCGGGTACATCAGTCCATTGAACCTCTACGAACTGATACCCGTTCTTCCCCGCTTTCGCTCCTTCGCACGTCTTGTAAAAGTGATTCAGACCGTGTGGTGTCGACGTCAAAAGAATTTTGGTTGACGTACCAGAAGAAATTGTAGGAAAGACCGAAGCGAAGAATTCGTCCCAGTTCTCTACGAATGCTGTTTCGTCTATATACAGAAAAGATACAGATTTACCTCTGATAGCCGATGATGATGTAGCTGCCGCCAAAATCTTTGAACCATTTTCAAATTCTACTGATCCTTTGTTCCATTCGATGACACCTTGTTGCAACCATTTAGGAAGAGCCTCATAAGCTGTCTTGATACGATCCAATATTTCTCTTGCAGCGTCTCCTTTATTTGCGAGAAGAGCGACAAGCTTATGATCGTTAAAAAGAATATAGTGAAGTATAAGACAGACAGCAGTCGTTGTTTTACCCGCTTGGCGGCTAGTAACCACGCATGTTCTTCTGTGGTCTGTAGTTTTTTGAATGATGTCTTTTTGATATTCATAAAGCTTAATCGGTATAAGTCCATGGTCGACGTGAACAATCTGAATATACCGCTCAGCAAAATATATCGGGTCTTTGGCGCATTTAATAAATTCTTGGACCATCTCTTCGGTCCATTCAATAGTAACGCCTTTTCTTTTGAGGTTTACATTACCAAGATATGAACGATAATCCTCAATATCTTGAATATCAATTGTCATCTTTATTCATCAACTTTAATAGGTCACTAGTAGAGCCTACAAAAAGATTGTTGTTGACTGTTTCCTTTTTATCTTCTGGTTTTTCTCCAGTCAGTTTTTGTTTCTTTTCGTGCATACCCAACAGATCATTATTCATATCACCCATTGTTTTAATCATTGTAGCGAGTACTTCATATGCTCGAGGATGTTGTGATTGATCTGCTACGGCGAGTAATTCGTCAATGGCGCTGTGACCCTTCTCAATCAAATCATAGAAATTTTGACGTACATATTTGGTGTCATTCTCAACTTCTTTATCAGTTTCATGTAGAGACGGACGATATGTAGTGGGCAATGGCTTATCATCATCTATTTCTATAATCGTAGTAGATTTGACATCAAGAATATCATCTAATTGATTTTTATTTTCTTTCATTTTTACTCCACATCCGGGTACGGATCTCCAATATCGACTACAACACCATAATTAGAATCAGCAGATATTTCAGCTGACGGTATAGAACTAAGATCAGGACTACTAATAGTTACTGTTGGTGTACTCGTATATCCTGAGCCTCCATTATTTACTATGATCTCATAAACAGAATCTACATCAGTGTCTATTGTAACTGTTGCTGTTGCAGAATATCCTCCACCACCATATATTGTAGCAGTTGCCGTAGAATAACCTTTACCTGGATTTACTAATGTGATAGACGATACGCTACCATTTGTAATAGTAGCTATTGCTGTAGCTTGTTGTGTATTAATACTTGAATAAACAGTAGGCTGATTATTAGCTAAAAGACCGGGTGCATTTAATATTCTAGCGGCTTCTTCTAATCCAGCATCTGGCGCGGTAGTAATATCATCTATAAATGTAGTATCATATATTTCTGTATTAGCTAAACGAATAACAGTTTGTTGATAGTCAGCTCCAAAGAAAAATCCTTTCATAGTAAAATCTAGACTCCAGATCAAGGCGCGCCTCTCTTCAAATCCGCCTTCATATACATCGTCTTGTGAAGTACTTTGTAATACTAATGGTATATCGAGAGTTATATCAGGATCATCAGTCAATTGTACAGTTGTTGTCCATTCAGGTGTAAAGTATGGTAAAATTTGCTCGATAATTCGAGTGCCGTCTGTAGAATTTTTAACAAAGATAGAAAGGGTGAAATTAATATCGTAAGGAACTGGAGTATATCTAAACTTTTTTCTTTTGCCATGTGTATCGTTATGCGGTGTTTCTGCGAATTTATTAATAGTAGGTAATTTACGTTCACCAGCATATGAAAAACTTGTTATCTCAAATCCCATTCGAGGTAATACAATTGAGAATGGTTGTTCTTGTGGATCTCTACCACCATCGATTCCTTCAATTCTGGCTAAAAACTTTTCACGAGGTCCATATGACAGTGGTACTTTAACAACTTGTTTGACATTGCCAGTTGTATCTTGCCTATTAATTTGTATATCATTAAATAACGTGCCAAACAAAATGACATATTTTCTCAGAGTATCGTAATAGAAAGTGCGACCGAACATTAGTATCTACCGCCTTCGCTAAATGGATCTTCTTCAGAAAAATCAATAAAATCAAGTGCTTGAGATTCAAATTCTGTTGTGTCGTCGAACACATCATCAGGATCAAATGATGATGCTCCCGTGGGCCTGCCGGTGTTCGCGTCAATTATTATGTTATTGTTTGCATCGAAAGAAAGACCATCAGTTGTTGTAGCTGCTAAACTGTATTGAGTTTCAAATTGATCAATAGCCGCAATACCGGTATTTAATTTCTCATTACTATATTCAAACTGTTCACAAATCAAATCATAGCATTGCAATGCGCCCATTTGATAAAACACAGGAGCTTCGTGTTCGGCAAACTTAATTACATATACTTTTTCTGTCAATGGAAAATAAATGATGTCGCCTTCTTTTGGTCTCGGAGAATTTTCATAGTCCCCGATAGTTTCATTATATCTTTTATTGGCAACAGTGAATGTGATCTCGTCTCTTATTTGTATATTAAATCTTGATAAGAAATCACCTTCGCCTTCGAATCCTTCGACATTTTTAATATACATTTCTATCTGATAAGAATAATCATAGGTAGATAACGCATCTTCATTTAGAATATTATCTTTCGATACGATAGTGCGTGGACAATACCATACGTCATGACCATAAATCTTAATTGATTCAATAATCAAATCTTCGATCAGGTCTTGCTCTGACGTATTAGTAAAGTTATTAAAATATGGATTTGTGGCCATACCTATGTACAATTCCTAAGTTGTGTGTATAATTAGCTAGTGCTAACCAATCATATCCATTACAGGCAAACTG